AATCCTCATATAGTAATGAATATTAAGATATTTTTATAAATGAAACATTAATTTACCACCATTTAAAAACTAATAATACCCCCATGTCCCCAATCAACTCCGGATTTAATGGTTATAGAGGAATAGACTGTGGGTGTGATATAATGAGATAATATGAAAGAACCAAAAGTTTACGCTCACGCCTCCTATGTAGGTACTACAGGTTATAATAACCATACTCGTGATTTTTTTAGACATTTACAAAAACACGTTAATTTAAAAGTTCGTAATTTTACTATAGGTAAAAATTGGAATTGGCCTAACGATGAACCTCACAAAGAAAATTATATTAATGAAGTAGATAAAAAACTTTTAATAGAACAAACTTTATGGACTGGAGACGATTCTAGGGCTGAATTTCCTATATATAAAGAATATTCTAATGAATTTGAACATAATGTTAATTTAGTTTTAGAAGAAACTAACCACCATTATTTTTACGATTCATATAACGGTCCTAAAATTGCTTATAATGTTTGGGAATCAACTCTTCAACCAGAAGGATTTTTTAATAAACTATTAGAATATGACCAATTATGGTTTCCATCTAAATGGCAAGCTGAATGCACTATTAAGCAAGGTGCTGACCCTAATAAAGTAAAAGTAGTCCCAGAAGGTGTAGATACAAATACATTTTATCCTGAAGACCCTCAAACTGTATTAGATTATGTAGACGGTAGATTTAAATTTATCATTTTTGGTCGTTGGGATTATAGAAAATCTACTAAGGAAATGATTGAAACTTTCCTTAAAGAATTCAAACCAGATGAACCAGTAGATTTAATAGTATCAATTGATAACCCATTTTCAGGTGATAATTTTAAAACAACCGAAGAACGTTTAGAACATTATGGTTTTACAGATGAACGTATTAAATTAAAACATTTCCCATCACGTGAAGACTATATTACATACATAAAAAATGGTCATGTATTTTTATCTTGTGCCCGTAGTGAAGGATGGAATTTACCTTTAATTGAAGCTATGGCTTGTGGTACACCTGCTATCTACTCAGCTTGTTGTGCTCAAATGGAGTTTGCTGAGGGTAAAGGTTTACCTGTAAAAGTAATAGGTGAAAAACCAGCATTAGATGCTAATTATAACCATTTTAATACTGTAGTAGGTAATTACTACGAACCTGATTTTAAGGATTTAGCTCGTGTGATGAGGGATTCATATGAAAATTATACTGATCATAAAAAACGTGCAATTGAAGAAGCTAAAATTATTCATAGAGATTTTAATTGGGAACGTGTTGGTAAGATAGGTGCTGAAACCTTACAAGAATTTATTAATAATTATCAAGAACCCGAAGATACAAATACTATACAAGTTAATTATATAGGTAAACCTAAAGTTGAAATTTTAGGAGATGTTTCTAAAGAATATAAAGTAGAATTTATTAATAGAGAAACTAATGAAGTAATCCATCAACAAACTATTAAAAATAATATGTGGACTGTTTGTAATAAACAATATTACATTCCTTGGTTAATTAAAGTAAATGGTAAAGAAGTTTCACGTTTAGATTTAAAAGATAAACGTGTACTAATTTCATTAGAATCTAAATCTTTAGGTGATACTATTGGGTGGACCCCTTACGCAGTGAAATTTGCTAAAAAACATAAATGTAAAGTTGTTATATCCACATTCCATAACGACTGGTTTAAAAATTTAAAAGCCTATAAAGATGTAGAATGGTTAGAACCTGGTAATGCCACAGGTTGTACTGCCCATTATAGAATAGGTTGGTTTAGAGATGATAAAGAAGGTTGGCAAAATTTTGATATGCACCCTCGTCAATGTAATGTTATCCCTATGCAAGCTACTTCTAGTGATATTTTAGGATTAAAAGAAGAAGAATTGAATTATGGTTTAGATTTTCCCAAAGGAAAAAGACCATACAAAGAAAAATATATTGTAATAGGCCCTAATGCTACTTCAGGGTGCAAAGAATGGGTTTATAATAATTGGGTTATTTTATCTAAATTGCTCCAACAACAAGGGTATAAAGTTATATCTCTAACTAAAAATGAATGGAAATTAAAAGGGGTTATAAATCATTATAATCAACCCTTAGATGTTGTAGCTAATTATTTACATCATGCTGATTTATTTATAGGATTAGGCTCGGGTTTATCCTGGTTAAATTGGGCGCTGGGTAAACATACAATTATGATTAACGGTTTTAGTGATAAACATCACGAGTTTACTTCACGTGTTACACGTATAATGAATGATGATGCTTGTTTTCCTTGTTGGACTAACCGTAATTTTGTATTTAATTCAGGGGATTGGGATTGGTGTCCTATTCATAAAGGGACCGAAAAACAACATATTTGTCAAAAGTCAATCACCCCTAATCAAGTTTTTAAAGCAGTAAAAAACAAATTAACTAGTAAAAAATAATTTAATATTTATAACATGAATAAAATTTATTTAACAGAAGAAGAAAAAAAGGAAATTACAGATATCCAAACCCAAGAGAACGATTATATGGTTCAATTAGGTCAAATTGAGTATCAAATCCAATCATTAAAACTACAAAAAAACACCATTGGAGAAAATCTTAAACAATTTGAGCAACGTAAAACAACGTTAGCTCAACAGCTACAAGATAATTATGGTGAAGGTTCCATTAATATAGAAACCGGAGAATTTACAATAACCAATTAAATTTTGAATTCTCTTCTAATATTTATAATAAAACATTAACCTCCTAGGCAATGGCAGAAACATTAGTATCACCTGGCGTATTAGCAAGAGAAAACGACCAGTCATTTATCACGCAGCAACCTGTTCAAGTAGGTGCTGCTATCGTTGGTCCTACAGTAAAAGGTCCCGTAGAAATTCCTACAATAGTAACCTCATATTCAGATTACCAAAATAGATTTGGTACTACATTTGAAAGTGGTAGTGATGAATATTCATTCATGACTAACATCGCAGCATATAATTACTTCCAAAATGGAGGTAATACTATGTTAGTAACACGTGTAGTATCTGGCTCAAATGACTGGAGCTTTGCCCAAGCTGAGGTAATGACAACAGACGGAACTGGAGGCCCCAGTCCCCTAAATACTAATACTGATAACCTATTAACTGCAACTATCAATGCTTTTAATATTACAGGTAGTGCTTTAACACAATTGACAGGTATTACTCCAACAGGTGGTAGTGGTACTGGAGCAGAAGTTAAATTAACATTAGCTACTTCAGAAAGTTTCGGTACTATTACAGTAACTGATCCAGGAAGTAATTATGAAGTGGGTGATACATTAACAATACCATCAGCATCGGCCGGTGCTACAACAGGAGGTGGTACTGATATGACTTTTACTTTAGTTGCTGGTAATGTTGTTTCCGATGTTGTATCTTTTACTCTTGAAGCACTTGATAAAGGTATTATTTTTAATAACTCGGGATCCACAAACTTAATCCCAGGAGGATCAGGTTCACTTTATTCAGGCTCTTCAGAAAATATTAGATGGGAAATTGCTAATTCTTCTGCTGAAGATGGTAATTTTAACCTATTAATTAGACAAGGTAATGATAATGATAATAATAAAATAGTTTTAGAATCATTTACTAATTTATCATTAGACCCTAAAGTAGATAATTACATTGCTAAAGTAATTGGTGATCAACACTATAATTACAACTCAACAGAAAATTATATTGAAATAACAGGTTCATATGCTAATGCTTCTAGATACGTTAGAGTAGCTTCAGTAACATCAAAAACACCAGATTATTTTGATAATGCTTTTAATGCTAAAAATGAATTTACAGGTTCATTACCCCCAGTAGGATCAGGTTCTTACGCTGGTACATTTACAGGGGGTGAGGGTAGTGTAATTCCATCAGGGAGAACAATGAATCTATATGGTAATATTAATGCTACAGATACTCAAGGTTTAGTAGGTACGGATTATACTAATATGTTAAATCTGTTATCTAACCAAGATGACTATCAATTTAATTTATTAGTAACCCCAGGTTTGATTGATACAGCTCAAACTTCTCAAATGACTGCTGCTTTAAACAATACTCAAATGAGAGGTGATAGTATTTACATTATGGATTTAGTTCCTTACGCTTCTACTATTACAGCTGCAACAACACAAGCTCAAGCTAGAAACTCATCATATGCTGCTGCTTACTGGCCTTGGTTACAGACAATTGACCCAGATATGGGTGATCAAGTATGGGTACCAGCTTCGGCAATGATTCCGGGAGTTTACGCGTTTAACGATAATGCCTCTGAACCGTGGTTCGCTCCGGCGGGTATTAATAGAGGTGGTTTAACTACAGTAATTCGCCCAGAAAGAAAATTATCTCAAGCAAACAGAGACAGTTTATACCAGAATAAAGTAAACCCAATTGCTTCATTCCCAGGTGTTGGAACTGTAGTATATGGTCAAAAAACATTACAACGTCAAGCAAGTTCTTTAGATAGAGTAAATGTTAGAAGATTGTTAATTCAATTAAAATCATACATTGGTCAAGTAGCACAAACTTTAGTATTTGAACAAAATACAGCCGCTACTAGAAATAACTTCTTAGCAATTGTAAACCCTTATTTAGAATCAGTAGTTCAAAGACAAGGTTTGTATGCGTTTAAAGTAGTAATGGATGACTCAAATAACACCCCCGATGTGATTGATAGAAATCAAATGATAGGTGCTATTTACTTACAGCCAACTAAAACCGCTGAATTTATCATCTTAGACTTTAATTTATTACCAACAGGAGCTACATTCCCTAGTTAATAAGTTTAAAAGTTAAATATTTATAATAGAACAAAATAAATAAAAATGGCAGTATTAGACCCCAACGAAATATTCTTCACAGCATTTGAACCAAAACAACCCAATAGGTTCATTATGTATATGGATGGGTTTCCAGCATACATTGTAAAAGGTGTAAGTGCTGTAACTTTAACCCAAGGTTCCGTAGCTTTAAACCATATTAATGTTCAACGTTTTGTTAAAGGTAAAACTACATGGAACCCAATTACGTTTGAATTATTTGACCCAATCACACCTTCAGGCGCTCAGGCTGTTATGGAGTGGGTACGTTTACACCACGAATCAGTAACTGGTAGAGATGGTTATTCAGATTTCTACAAAAAAGATTTAACATTTAATGTATTAGGTCCTGTAGGTGATGTAGTTTCTGAATGGATTATTAAAGGTGCTATGATTACATCTGCTGATTTTGGAGGTTATAGCTGGGATGATACAGATGCTGCAGTTAATATATCAATGGAGGTACAACCAGATTATTGTATCTTGAATTTCTAAAAAAAATCAATATTTTTATAAAGAGAGCTTGGCTTCGGTTAAGCTCTTTTTTATATTCATATGTATACCTGAATAAAGTTATTATAAATAAAAGATATGGAATTTAATTTACCAACAGAAACAATCGAATTACCTTCAAAGGGTTTACTTTACCCAACTGATTCCCTTTTAGCAGAGGGAAAAATTGAAATGAAATATATGACAGCTAGGGAAGAAGATATTCTCACTAATCAGTCTTATATTCAAAATGGTACTGTATTTGATAAATTATTTAAATCATTAATTGTTAGTGATATTAACTATGATGATTTACTAGTAGGAGATAAAAATGCCATTTTAGTAGCAGCTCGTATTTTAGGATATGGAAAAGATTATAAATTTACTTTTAATGGAGAAGAACAAAAAGTTGATTTATCTACATTAGAAGCTAAAAAAATTGATGAATCACAATTCACTAAAGGTGCTAATAGATTTACTTATACCTTACCTACTTCAGGTATTGTTTTAGAGTTTAAAATTTTAACTCACAAAGATGAAGTAAATATCAAACAAGAACTTAAGGGCTTAGAAAAAATTAATAAAGAAAACAATTCAGAAGTAACTACTCGTTTAAAACATTCAATCCTTTCAGTAAATGGAGATGAAGATAAAAAAACTATTCGAGAGTTTGTAGATAAAGCCTTTTTAGCCCGGGATGCCCGGGCATTTAGGAGCCATGTACGAAAAATTCAACCCGACGTTGATTTAACTTTTTTTCCCTCCACAAGCGACACCCGAGTCGATATCCCAATTGGGCTTGACTTTTTTTGGCCTAACGATAGAGACGATTCCTGAATATAGAAAAAGGTTATTTACTCAAATCCACGAAATTATTTTTTACGGTAATGGGGGATACGATTGGGGTACAATCTATAATTTAAGTATCCCTTTACGTGGGTTTATTTACACTCAAATTACTGAACATTATAAATCTCAACAAAAAGGTTCAAAACCAACAACCCCAAATCAAAAACAATTAGTCACCTCAGATGGTAAAGTAAATAAAACTTTATTTAAATCAAATAGTCCTACTAGTTTGAAACAAAAGTCATAAAATTTAATATTTATAACATATACCTAATTTATGGCGAGTCAACAAGATTTAAATAGACAAATAGAGTTAAATAAATTTACACAGGAGTATTTAGAGCTTTTAAAAGAAGAAGGAAATGCTTTTGCTAGTATAGGGGGTATTATATCGGATAATCTATCAGAATTAGGTAAAACTAATGATGCCCGAAAAGTAGCTTTAGCATCTGCCCGTAAATTAGGTTCTATTAGTGATAAACTAATGGCCAATGAAGAAACTAGCGCTGAATTAAGTGCAAAAGAACTTGAAAAATTGGCGTCAAGGGCTGACGTTGAACTTCAAATATTAAAAGAAAAACAAAAACAAGCTAAATTAAGTCAAGAAGATGCACTTGCATTAGCTGATACTGTAAAACAAAGTGAAGCTTTAGTAAAATTAGCTAAAGAAAGAGCAAACCAACAGAAGGAAATAGAAAATGCTGGAGGTGCTACTTTAAACTTTTTAAAAGGAGCTGATGGTTTATTAAAAAAAGCAGGGTTTAGTAGTTTATCTGAAAAATTAGATTTTAAAGGCGCTGTTAGAGATGCTACAGTTTTTGATATTAAAACTAAAAAAGCATCTGTTAGTAATAAAGCATTAACTAAAAATTTATTAGGTAGTGTTAAGGGTCTTATAGGACCTGCTGAAGCTTTCTTATTTGTAGCAACACAAGTAGGTAAAGGTTTAGCGATGGCTGATAAGAATGCAGCTGAACTCCGTAGAAGTTTTGGTGCAACGGCAAAAGAAGCAGTCCAACTAAATAACCAATTCAATAAAACCGCTATAAACAGTGGTGATGTTACTGCCAATGTAAATAGCTTACTCGCAGCTAATAGTAGTATAAATGACCAACTTGGAATTCAAGTTAGATATAATGATGACTTATTAGTAACTACTAATGCTTTAGTTAAAAGACAAGGTCAATCAGTTGAATCTGCTGCTGGCTTCGCAGAATTAGTTTTAGCTACAGGTGAAGGTGCCGACGCTTTAGAAAGTAAACAATCTAAAGTTGTAGCCGAAGTTCAAAATGCAACCGGAGTTGCAATGAATTTCAATAAAGTTTTAGAAACAGCTAATAAAACATCAGGATTATTAAGAGTTAATTTAGGTAGAAACCCAGAAGAAATTGCTAAAGCTGTAGCTCAAGTAAAAGCATTAGGTATTGGTCTTCAAGAAGCTGCTTCTATTAGTGGTAAATTATTAGATTTTCAATCTTCTATTGAAGCAGAGTTAGAAGCTGAAGTATTAACTGGAAAAGAACTTAACTTAGAACAAGCTAGATTCTTAGCTCTTCAAGGCAAAACCGATCAAGCAGCAGCTGAAGTACTTAAACAAGTAGGCTCATTAGCTGAATTCCAGAGCATGAACGTAATCCAGCAACAAGCATTAGCTTCTGCTGCTGGTTTAACTGCTGATCAACTAGCAGATCAATTAGTAAAACAATCTGCAATTAATTCACAAAAACAAGATGGATTAGATATTGATGGAGAACAGCAAAAAGAAGCAGCATCCGCTTTAAGTGTTCAAGAACAATTATCCTCAGCAGTTGAAAAATTAAATAGTATTCTATCTTCTACAGCAGTTATCATTACTGGTATTATTGGTGCTGTAGCTGGTTTTATGGTGGGTGGTCCTATTGGTGCTGTTTTAGGATTTATGGCAGGAGCAGGTGTGGGGGCAGGAATTCAAAGTGTAGCTGATGGAACAGCACCCTCAACTAATGGTCCTTTTACAATAACAGATTCATACGGGGCAACAGCAGTTACTGCTGCTGGAGATAATGTAGTAGTATCCCCTAACGTCAATTCCGGTGGTGGTAGTGGAATCACATCAGCACAAGCTAATAAAATGATTTCTTTATTAGAAAAAGTAGCTAATAAAAGTTTCTCTGTTAATATGGATGGTAGACAATTAAGTTCGGCTATGCAAACTTCTTCAGTTTCTTCTAATATTTAATATTTATAATAAAACAATAAATTATGGGAATACTAGACAAATTAAATAATGATGGTTCAAATTTAACTAGGCATGGTGGTTCAACACCTCCTACTATGAGAGGTGCAAACCCACAATCAACACTTCATAATGAATATTCTATTAATGGTAACCCTAAACATTCTAAACAGGTACCCCCTTCAGAATTAGATTTAGATGGGTTAACTCCTCCTAAGTATACTAATAATTTACCTGAATAATAAATGCCTTTAGTTGACCTAAAAACTGACCTTAAATCATTAGGATTTGGGAAGGATAGACCTGGTTTAGGTTCAAGCCAACAACCTTTTCCAATTCCCTTTCAAAAAGATCTTAATGATATTAAAACTGAAGATTTAGGTCAAAATGGAGGTACGGATTTTCTCGTAAGAGGTGGGTTACTCGCCCCCGTCCGTTCACTTCAAGATGCCTCACGTTTATACCAGTTATTCACCAAAACTTCTGTCGGAACCCAGTTTACAATTAAGCAAAATCTTTTATCCCGAATGGGTACTGATATAGATGGAGGTTACCCTTTATTGGCAGCACCTTTAAAATTATTGAATGGTCCTTTAAATGAAGGTGTTTATAGCCCTCTTAATACATTAGCTCAAGTTTTAGTAAATGCTGGAGGAATTCATTTATTTAAACAAGGTATAAACCCATTTACAGGAGGTCCTAAATATCAAACTATGATAGCCCCAGCGGGTGCTGAATCAGCCGGAATTAAAAATAAAAACCTTAATAGATTAGTTCACCTTTATAACTCTAAAATTACTTCTAAATTCAATGCTACTTTAGGTGGTGATATTCTATTCAAGTATGGAGGTGGTCCTGGTTCTTTTTTAGGAATAGGACCTACAGTTATTAAAAGAGCATCAGATCGTACTCCTTTTAAAGGATTAGGAAAAGATGGTCAACTTAATTTTGATACCTTTGGTCAAAAAGATCTAGAAAATGCTAAAAGAATGGGAGACCAAACTTCAGTAAGCTCTGAAGGTATCTTTAGTTCTTTAGGCCTTACTCAAACAACTTCATTCCCAGATGATTTTAGAAAAGAATTAATTGATTCTAAAAGAAAAGCATTTAGAAATAGAAGTAATATCTCTAAATCACCTGATTATCCTACTGAAAATATAGAAGCTAGAGTTAATTTTAATAATGCAGGTGCTAGAGGGGTAGATAGAAGTAGTTATACTAGTGGTAGACCTGATATTCCTTTAGGAGTAGATAAAATTAATTCATTATACTTATATAGAAGTCAAAATGTTACTACAGATGAACGTAAAAATGATTTAGTTAAATTTAGAATTGCTACTATAGATAATAATAATCCTAAATATAAAACCTTTACACATTTTAGAGCATTCATTAATTCTTTTAGTGATACTATGTCTTCCCAATGGAATAAGTTTAAATACTTAGGAAGAGCAGAAGATTTTTATAATTATCAAGGTTTTACTAATAGCATTGGTTTAGGATTTACAGTAGCAGCCCAGTCTAAAGCTGAACAATCTATAATGTTCCAAAAATTAAATTATTTAAAATCAACCCTAGCCCCAGATTATTCTCTTGAAGGATTTATGAGGGGTAATATCCATAATCTTACCTTAGGAGGTTATTTTTATGAAACTCCTGGTATTATAGAATCTTTAACTTATACTATACCAAATGACTCACCTTGGGAAATTGGTATAAATGATGAAGGTGGGTATGATCCAAGTGTTAAAGAACTTCCACATAGAATTGACGTAGAAATGCAATTTAGTCCTATTTTTAAATTCTTACCAAGAACCGTAGTTAATATTGATGGTAAAGATAGTATAACTCAACGTTTTATATCTTTAGAAGATGGTATTAGTACTACTGTTAATGGTGTTCCTTATGAAAAAAACTTATACGCTGGAGCCCAAACAAACATCCCAGGAGAATATGGAGGGGTCCCTGATAGATTTTATGCTAAAGGTCATGAGCCTATAAAAACCCAAGGATTTGCTGAGGCTGAAGATGTCCAAGAAGATCCTAATAACCCTGTAAAATAATGGCACGTTATAATAGAATACCAATAATTAAAGATGATACAGGTACCCGTTTATATA